TGGAGCGAGGCTGCATTCTGATGATTGACGAACTTGACCGTGGCAGCAATAAGATTATGTGTCTGCAAGGCGTTCTTGAAGGCAAGCCTGTTCTTGTGAAAAAGATTGGTCAAATCATTCATCCTGTTCCAGGTTTCAACGTGATTGCCACCGCCAATACCAAAGGCCGCGGCAGTGAAGATGGTCGCTATAGCGCCGCCAATGTGATTGATGAAGCATTCATTGAGCGCTTTGTGGCAACTATTGATCAGCCTTATCCCGCATTCAAGATTGAGCGCAACATTGTTGCCAAACACATGGAAGCACTGGATGTTGCAGATGAAGAATTTGTCGACAAGCTTGTAAGCTGGAGCGCGGTTATCCGCAAGACTTACGCTGACGAAGGCGTTGATGAACTTATCAGTACTCGCCGACTGTGCCACATTGTCAAGGCATACAGCATCTTCCGCAACCGTCTTGAAGCTATCAGTCTTTGCATTGCTCGCTTTGAAAATGAAACGCGCGAAGCATTCCTCGATCTTTACACCAAGATTGACAGCAATCAAATCACGGCTCCAATCGAGCCGCTTACTGCAGCCGCTGCCGCTGTAGAAGAAGTTCCTTTCTAAATTTTAGCAATGGTCTTACGCTAAACCTAGTAAACATCAGACCACCAAAACAACAACAAAAACAAAACACACACAACCGTATGAATAAGAAGCAAATCGCACAATTCGCCCGTATCGCTAGCCGCATGACTCAAAAGGAAGCAATCTTTAGCATCCTTGAAGCAGGACATGAGTTTACCGTTGCCGATGCAAAGGCCGCCGGCATTGCTGACCCTGCTCGCGTTGTCAACCAATTGCGTGAACTGGGTTTTCCAGTCTACCTTAACCCACGCAAGACCAAGACTGGTGAGGTTGTCAAGCGCTATCGTTTGGGCACCGCTCGTAAGAATGGCTAATTCTTAACCATTGCAGGAGCATAGCAATTTGCTATGCTCCTGCATTTCTTCCGCATGACGCGCGACAATTCTAAACCAAAAGGCATCAAGTATGATGGCGCCAAACCAGATTACAGTTTGATTCCACCGTATGCTCTGGAAGAAACCGTTAAGGCTCTTACGTATGGAGCAGAAAAGTATTCTCGAGACAACTGGAAACTGCTAGATGATGCGAAGACTCGCTACTTTGCAGCTGCACAACGACACATGTGGGCATTGCAAAAAGGCGAAACACGCGATCCTGAGAGTGGACTACATCACGCTGCACACGCTGCTTGCTGTATGTTGTTCTACTATGAATTGGATTTTGTGCCTAAAGAAAAACAATAAAAAGATTTACATTTTGAAGACATCTGTATATAATTAACTATATGACAAAACTATCCACACAAACACTTGACATTCTAAAAAACTTTGCATCAATCAACAGTAACTTGATTGTTAAGAGCGGAGAAGCGCTGTCAACCATTTCCGAAGCAAAGAACATTATGGCCACAGCTGATATCAGCGAGACCTTTGAAACCACCTTCGGCATTTATGATCTTAACGAATTCATTAGTATGTTTTCATTGATGAGTGATCCAGACCTTGATTTCACAGCCGATAGTGTTGTGTTTAAGAGCGGTCGGACCAAGGCAAGCTATCGCTTTGCGGATCAAAGCATTCTTACAACTCCTAAGAGTAAAATCAATATGCCGAGCGCAGATGTGACGGTGAGTATTGGCAGTGACTTGCTTGGACAAATTCGTAAGGCTGCAGGAGTTCTTGGTCATACCATTGTGAGTATCGGTGGTGAAGGCGGAGTCATTACACTTAGTGTGGTTGATCCAAAGAACAGTACGGCCAACAGCTTTACCGTTGTTCTTGATGATGCACACGCAAATACTTCAACCTTTGACCTGCAATTTCTTATTTCCAATCTTAAAGTAATCCCAGGCGATTATGAAGTTAAGATTAGTAGCAAGTTGATTAGTCATTGGTCCAATACTAGCGCACCAGTTAATTATTATATTGCTCTTGAAAAAACAAGCAGCTACAACGCATAAACAATCCTATAAACAAAACATATGAGTACACAAACCGAAACACAAACTGAAGTCGCACCACAACAAATTACAATTGAAGATATTGCTCTTATTGTCAATATCATCGCTACTGTATCACGTCGTGGCGCATTTGAAGCAGCAGAATTTACCGTCGTTGGTGGTCTATTTGAAAAGCTTAAAGGACTCCTTCCTGAGCCTGCCGCTGAAGAAACCAACACCGCGGAAACCACCAACACCGATGCAGCTGATCCAGAAAATCAATTGAACTTTGATTTTAGTGGATCTACAACTGAAGTCTAATATGAATATAGACAGACTTGATGGGACTGCAAAAGGTGGGTGGCTTTTTGAGGTGTTCACAATGCCCGGCCGGGTTATTCTTTGGTTTCAATACATGAATCCATCGACTAAAAATGGCCATCGTGGAATGGTTACACAAACCAGACGCCGTGCCAGCAGTCCCGCTATGGCTGTTCTATATTCACTTGCCTTTTGGGCTGTGGCAGGCTTTTGTGTGTATGGATACTTTACAAATCCTGCGCAAAAGCCTGCCTCTTTTGTTCCTAAGATTGAAAACTCGCAAGACCATTCAAGGTCAATACCTAATACACACACATACCCGAATGATTGATATTGAAGACGCCGAACAAAAACTTGACATGCTAAATGTCATTAAAGAAATTAGTGCTGAATTGTCCAAGATGGACGACAGCCGTGATCAGATTAAAGAAATCATTGGTGCAGCTGCTGAAGCATTCACATTGCCAAAGCCGCTAATCCGAAAAGTTGCGCGACTATACCATAAGAAGAATGTTGCTGATTTTGAAAATGAGACATCTGACATTAAAAACCTTTACAAAGCAATCACAGTAGTATAAAATACTGTTGAGACAAAATACACAAGTAAGAACAAATCTATAATATGAAAAAAAGTGAAAATGAATTCTTATGGGTAGAGCGCTATCGCCCGCAAAGCATTGATGAATGCGTCCTTCCAGCCGAATTAAAGAAAACCTTTAATGACATTGTGAAAGGGGGGCAGCTGCCCAACCTGCTTCTTGCAGGAACTGCTGGTCTGGGCAAGACTACTGTTGCTAAGGCATTGTGCAATATGCTTGATCTTGATTACATCATGATCAACGGCAGTGAGGAAAGCGGTATTGATGTGCTGCGCAATAAGATTAAACAATTTGCAAGTACAGTATCATTGACTGGCGGATACAAAGTAGTGATTCTCGATGAGGCTGACTATCTTAACTGTTTTGACGGTACTCAGTTGATTCAATTTTCCACATCTGATAGTGAAGTCGATATAAAAATAGATACTATCAATAATCTTTTAGGAACTGAGTTTTTTGCTAGAAGTGTTAACCCAGTAACTTTAGAAGAATGTCTAACGCCGGCTTACGTAATTGAAAAGGGTGAAGCCGAAGTATTTGAAGTCGAATTTGATGATGGATCAGTTATGAAATGTACTGAAGATCATGTTTTCTTTGATGAAAATGGCAATGAGTGTAAAATTAAAGACATGTTGAAAATGCTTAGTGTATAAATACATTAAGATACTCGGCATGAAAGCATTTACATATCTAATAAAAGAAAAGGAAACAGGAAAATGGTATTACGGTGTCAGATATGCATCTAACTGTTGCATATCTGACATGTTTACTACATATTTTACTTCTGGTGTTTTACATGATCGCATAAAAAGTAAACCTGATGATTTTGTGTTTGAAATACGGAAACAATTTGATTCTGTTGAAGACTCATTAAATTGGGAACATACTGTTTTGCGTAGAATGAAAATTAAAGAGAGGACTGATTGCTATAACAAGCATATCGGAAAAGCTCCGCCTAGAATGTTCGGAGACGATAACCCTTCACGCAGATCGGATGTAAAACTTAAAATTTCAGCTGCATCAAAACGTAGAGGAAGATTATCTGATAAGTCTATATCGACTATGCGCCAAACTAAAATTAGGCAGGGTGTCATACGGATGATTAAAACTAAATCATTTGTCATAAAAAAATCATGCGCAACACGGTATAAAAATTACCTTTCATTTATTGAAAGAATTCAATCTAAAAAGAAATATACACGTATACATCGACTAATTAAACGTCTGTTAGAAGAGTGTTTATGTTACAAACCAAAACCGTATCCAAAGAATAGAAAAAGAACTGGCCCGCGAGGTAAAAATCATAGAATATCTAATTCTAAGATTGGAAAGCGATGGTATACCAATCCAAATTTACTTGAATGTAAATTATTTAGCACGGATGATAATATACCGAATGGTTGGATACCTGGAATGAAGCTTTCTTCAAAAATTGAAAAGAACAAATTAGCATCTACTGGAAGAAAGCACACTGAAGAATCAAAATTAAAAATGAAACATATTTGTAATGAAAGAAATTAAAAAAATCACTAAGTTGGGTACGCGCAAAGTTTATGATGTTGTAACAGGTCATTCTAATAAAACTTTTGTTTTGGGTAATGGTATAGTCGCTCATAATTGTAGTAGCACACAGCCTGCTCTTCGCGGATTCATTGAGGAGTTTAGTAACAATTGCCGATTTATTCTTACGTGTAATTTTAAAAACAGAATCATTGAGCCGCTTCATAGTCGATGCAGTGTGGTTGAGTTTAATACCACCAAGAAGCAACTGGCTGGTCTAGCCGGTGACTTTATGAAGCGGCTCAGTGCTATTCTTAAAGGCGAAGGAGTTGCCTTTCAAGAAAAAACCATTGCTGAACTCATTATTCGCTATGCGCCAGATTGGCGTCGAGTGCTAAATGAATGTCAGCGGTATAGCACAAGCGGCGAGATTCCTACAGCCATTCTTGTAGGCATGAGCGATCAAAACATTGCTGAACTTACAACACACCTGCGCTCTAAGGATTTTAAAAGCATGCGTAGCTGGGTTGTCAACAATAGCAGTCTTGACAGCAGCGTTGTGTTCCGCAAGATTTATGACAGCTTGTATGACACGGCCGCGCCCAACAGTATTCCAAGTGCTGTACTTATTCTTGCAGACTATAGTTATAAGGCTGCATTTGTAAGTGACAGAGAACTTAACATGGTTGCTTGCATGACCGAACTCATGAGCAGCGTAGAATGGAACAAGTAATATGACAGCCAAGAAAAAGGAAATGGCTAAGGCGGCCACAGGTTCAGTTGGTTTTAACTTTTCGGCCTCTTACCCAGCCTTCACCTGGGCATACCTTATTTTTAACCGCAATCATTCCATTAGTCCACCATAATTGCCCTTTAAGAGACTCGGCCTGTCTCAAATACGATTCATCAGACATCCGCGAGCGCTTTATACCTAATGATTTTTCTTTACGGTGTGCTTCCCGTAATTTTTCAATAGTCTCGGCTTTATGTGGTGTGTGTATACGTCCTTTAGCTGCTTTAGATATATTTTCACGATGCTCTTCTGAAAATTTAATGCCTTTCTTACCATCAGATATTGCAGCCCGGTGCCATTCGGAAAGAGGTTTTCCTTTTAATGTTTCACTGTGCTTATTGCGAGTTTCAATACTGCGTGTTGTTCCAGTTCTTATTTCAGACATGTATTTTTTAAACTTTTCAGTCATACATGTTCTTGGATTTTCTTGGCCATTGCTTAAATTTAAAAATGTTACGTTATCTTTAGCATTAACTTTAGTGAGAAATCTAAATTCATATCTATGTGCTTCTTCTGCCGTATTAAAGCGTTTAATTTTTCTGATGATGAATGATTGTAAGCCATCTTTAGTAATCAATTGTTTTACTACTTTCGATGATGTCTTATATCCATTAGGTGTCATAAGATTATCACTACAAGATCCGTATGACTTATATCCAGCATAATACTTTAATGATGTAATGTGCTGAATCACATAAAAATAAGGTTGAGTATTCATAATGTTATTTATACAAATGACTTA